AATTTATACATTATCTATTGCTAGATAAGTCGACCTGCTTGTTGATCGAACCCCTGTGTTTATACTGTTACGTTAATATCTCTACACGCTTAGATAAGTTTAGCATTTGATTGACTACAGGCTGCTATGGCTTACCGACCTATCTTTTTTAGTCTGCCTATTATAGTGAAGAGTCTACAACCACCCCCTGTACTATGTTTTCTAAGTATCACAGGTACTACTTTAACCTATTATTATTTCCAAAAGCTTAATAGGATCTGCTTCTGGTTCCTTAGGCTGCGATAGCGAGGGGAGCCATTTCGTCACAGAGACAAAACTCTGTAATTGTGTTGGCTGCCTTCTTTACCTTGGCAAGGATTGCGGAGACCTTAGTCTTTGCATTTATGTTTTAATCAGCTTTTATAGTGGCCAACTGATTAACCACTGCGTGCAATACTAATTTCGAGTATAAGTCGAAGCCAGTACGCCCCCAAAATTATTTATCAAAGAACAAAAATTATTTAGTACATGTTTCTAAGCACCCACATTTGAGCACTACTTAAAGCTTTAGACCATGTTCCAAGAATCTTTGAAATATTCTGCCAAACTGTAGACCAGTATCTAAAAGTGATCTTATTAAGAATCTTCTTAGTCTTAGTCCAAGGATGATTTTCATGAGCCTTGAGTCGATCTTGCCAAGCTTTTTCATTAGCTGCATTTACTTCAGCTGTTGTTATAATCTCTCCCTTTACAAGTTCTAAAGACTTAAGCTTGCCTTTTACAAATACAGCATCAAATTCAATGTCCCAGGTATTACCCTCGTCGTCATCACTATAATCGTAGAAGTTAATAGTGTTTGTAATCTCTTCTTTAACTGAGGTACGACTTGACTCTACAAACTCATAAGGCCAGCAAAATTTGCCCTGCTTCTTAATCTTCTTTTCTTCAGCTTCAGACATTGTACGAACATGTTCTCCCTCTACTTTTTCAGTATAGAGATAACCATTCTTCTTAATATAATAAGCAGTCATTGTATTATCTAAAGACTTTGTTTGAAAGTCAGCTTTTGTCCAATCCTTGTTAGGAAAGGCCTTTTTAATTGCTTTAATCAGAGGAAGCTTACGTTCACAAAATACATAATCAAACATTCCCATTTTTTATACCTCCAAATTTACTTTTCATATTTTTATATAATAGTATATATTAAACTAAAGTCAAGGTTTGAATTGGTTTATGACTAGGTTTCATTTCTTCATTAGTTGTATAATTAATGTTTATTGCTACTCTTCTAGACACTGTTGTTGGTGTACTACCACTATGATAGAGATGACCATCGAAAATTATCATTCTATTTGCCTTAGGTGTAACTGTTTGTCTAATAGTTAGATTAGGGAGTGTATCATCATCGATGATTATATTACCGCCAAAAGCTGTAAGCGAGGGACTAAAGCGCTCGTTATAGATAACCGTATCACCGTCTGAATCATTTAGATAAATTAAAGCGGTTCGATGTGGTTGATTTAAATCAATATGTGTACCGAAATCATAGTTCTTATCAGCTGGTGTATTTAAAATACAACGAATACGTAAAATTGATTTAATATTTTCCCCTGCATATCCAAGAGCATATCTTACTGATGCTTCTATTATACCATGAGGATCAAAGACAAGCGTGCCATTATTCATAACAACACGTACAAAACTACATAAGAATGGATTTGTTAATATACGTCTATCATCAGCTACTCGTCCATAGTTCCAAGGAAAATCAATTTGCATGATTTCATCATGTAGTCGCTTAAAATCATATGCAGGTAAAATACTATCAAGAACTTTTATCATATCTTATATTATAGATTTTTAATAACAGGAATCAAGCTAAACTCTGTAAGAGTTTATTAACAATAATATTAAATGATTCTACCGTTACATCTTCTCCATCAATTTTTTTCTTGGCAGCTAATAGTTTTTTGGTAAGATCACGCTCTATGTCACTAACAGAACTATAACTATCTGTACGCATTTCTATTGGCTCACCACCGGCTGCTTTCCATGCTTTAATATATTTTGGAAAATCATCAATAAGAACATTAGGCTTACCTGTTTCTTTATTAAAAGCTACCTTGGTTTTATCGGTAATAAATCGCATTTCTTCAGGAGGTGGATTAAGATGTTTTTTAATCCATTCTCTTTTACCAGCTTCAGAAGCTGCACGGTCAATACCAGCAGGGCAGGAACAAATACTATAGCTACCTGCGATGTTTATTACCGTTTTTATTATAGCATGGGTTAGTTCACCATTCTCACCAAATGGAGGAAGATTAGCGAAGAAATTTTTAACTCCACCATGTTTTTTAAAGAATGCTGGTGCTGCTACTTCCCTATCTCTCCAAATTTGTCGAGTAGATTCTTTTTCATGATCTAATAGCTCTTTATAAGGCTTTCCTTCTGTACCTAATGAGACTGTATCAAAAAGGTTAGCAAGTAACCCATCCATGTCGAGATAAACTTTCATTACTCTCTATCCTTTCTATGTGCTCTCTTCCACCACTTGCACCATCCATTAGGTTTAATATCACCTGCTACTGCCGAACATTTATTTGGTGGTCTCCACATCGTACATACATCACATCGTTGACCTTTAACAGTATGAGCTACATACCCTGCTTCAGCCTTAGAGTGTTTCGCTTTAGCTTCTGCTAAAAATTCCTGTATTAACTTATTAAAGATCATTATTAAGGTTTATTTGCAAGTATAACAGTAAAACGAAAGAGAAAATATCCTTTGAAGTGTCTGTTTATAAATTCTTTCTTTGCGCTAACTACAAGTTTTGACTCTTGATCAACAATACGCTTTATTTTATCTTCTAAATTGGTTTGCGCTTGTTCTGTTGTTGCAAAATAACCGCTCCATTTAATAGTATTACGATCGATCGTCGGAGCTGAAGCATGCGGTGGATAGTGGTCGACGAGTGACATGATGTAAAATATTTAATCCTCTTTATGACCAAAAGAAGTGACGATATCTAACAAGTTGAGATAAAACTTCAGTATCCTTATCTTGAATAAGTTGCTCAAGACGATTTACCTCGCCGTACAGTTCTTCAAATGATTCCTTCCGTTCAACCATCTTAAGCATTTTAACCCTACCTTTTTCATCCGTTTCACACGGTATAAACATTTCGTTAAGTGGACGTAGTGGTGGGTAGGCATTATCCATATCTTTCTCTAGTTGTACACGTTTAATGGTAATATAATCGTAAGCAGATTCTAACCATTTGGCAAATGCTACAGCGTGCTCTCCTGTACCCTCCCAATCTGTATGACCGTGAAGATATTCATTTTCATAAAAACCTTTAATAAATTCAAAATTTACAATCTCAATGAGATGCGACACATCAGACCAAATACGAGGTATGACCTTACGATAGCGTTTGTTCTGTGGAACAAAGATTGGACGAATCTTATCATAATAATAAAGATCAGCCCAGCGAGGTACAAATGGAATCAACTGCCAAAGCTTTCTTGTACCAAACTTTTCATATAAAAAGTTATTAAATTTGTAACGAAAAGATTTTTTATATTCTTCGTAGTCAAAATTATCACAGCGAAGCTTGTGGTTACGCGCTTCAAATTTTTCTGATGTCATGCTATTATTATAACAGCTTAATATTTTTTTACAAGCTTTCCTTTCATCTTTACAAAGCCTTCGACTTTGCCTGTAGATTTAGGAAAATTTTCCTTGTATTTTTTTTGATCAGTTACGCGTGATTTTGAGCCTTTTCCTGCCATATATTTTAGTGTTTGGTTATTGTTGCTTCGATCTTATTTACACACCAGCGTGCGTAGGATCCACGCTCGTTATTCTTTTTTAGCTTACCTTCAGTTGTAAGTTCACGCAAAAGGTAGCCAGCGCGCGAGGCATCTACATTTAGGAGAGAGCAAATATCTGAAACTCCAAACTTACCATTAATTTTAAGAATTTCTTCTTTATCTTTTTCCTTTCTCTCCGTTTTCTTATTCTTTTTCGGCTCAGCATTCTCAACGTTAGCAGAGACAGCGGTAAAGTCATAACCACGACTCGTAAACGAACATGTATAATCAATACCAGGACCAAAACGGTTCTTCGAGAAATAAATTCGACGAAGATCAGGTGTCTCTCCCAATTCAACGAACATATTCACATCAACAGCGTAGGTAAGATGATTTGTACCACGCATTACACCGCCTTTGGTTAAGTGACAAATAATAACTACCGAACATTCCGTTTCCTTTGCACGTTGAATAAGCTATTCAATAGCTTCCTTCTCCTCGAGATTACCTTTATCCATTGCCTGAAACGAATCAATAACGATTACATCCATATCTTCCATAAACGAAAGAACTTTGCTAAACTTAGTTTCATTACATACACCTACATCTTCAATACCAAGTCGACGGCAACTGAAAGCAACTTGATGAATAGATTCTTCAGCGCTAATGTAGCCGACAGAACGACCTGTTTTAGTCATTCCATTAAGAATCTGAAGAACCATCGTAGACTTACCAACACCTGCTTTCGAGGAAAGAGTAATACAAGAACCTGGAAGAATTCCTCCACCAAACATCTCATCGATTTCAGGGATATTCGACTTTACACGACGAAAGTAGATATCAGGAATCTGAACATCCTTAGCAGCTGTGAACGAAGTGGGTATAATATGATTAAGTTTCATGCTATTATTATGGTTGGTTTTTGTAAAATCGGCAATAGGAAAAGGGAATTTTATTTCAATTTCTTAAACTTTACCTCTGCCATTTTAAGATCTGTAAAAGTCCACCCGGCTGTGCCCCATTGAGAGGTTGAAGGATAAGCCTCTCCTGGAGGGATTTTCTGGCCACCGAGCTCATAACCGTTATGACGATTAATTTTTACGACTTCAAAAGAAACACCTTCTTGTCCCTTTTTTGTTTGTTTGTATATAGCGTTATTACCTATACGCTTTACTTGAGTATAGGTAAATCCCTTTTTATCGAACTGCTTAGGTAGTGTCTTCATGATTCTTTAATAATAGAAGCTCCATTTAGGAAATACAAGCTTATTTCCCGTTTATTTCTAGAGCACGTTTTAGAAAATCACTACCAAGAGCTATTGTTACACCGATTACCCCAAGCTCTTTTCGAACATCAGCTAGGCTCTTACCTTGTTTGAGAAGAGTGAGAGCATCTCGACAGATGTAGTGTTTGAGAAACTCTTCCTTTGAACCTGCCCTCTTAGCCTTTTCCTCAAGATACTCACTATTTGTAGGGCGCTCCTTGCCTGTAACAATACAAGTAAGAATATTCGAGTCCTTTGCAATCGCTTTCTTAAAGCGTTTATTGATTTCTTCAGCGTTTAACATTCTTTTATAATAAAAAATTGTGTATTAAAATGCAATAATAAAGTTGAAAATAAAAGGACCGACCACTAAATCATAGCAGTCGGTCCTCTTCATTATCTTAAGCAACGTTAAGTTCGTTGTTCCTAATAGCACGTGTAATATCACGTGCATCAACGCGCTGGACGGAACGCTTAAATTGATTGGTGCGGTTAAGCACCTTAGCACGCTTTACTGTAAAGCTGCCATCACGGTTACGTACCATCTTAACGAAGAACGTCTTAGGACGTAGATTCTTGTTTGAATAATCGATCATTTTTATTTCACCTCCTTTTTGTTTTTTCAATAGTGGTCTCTATTTTTTAATAATCCACTATTAATTTTTAAAACTCTCAGGAATATTAATTTCCTCAGGAACAGGAAGCATATAACTATCGGTCTTTGCCTTCCTGCTTGTGGCTCTGCGTTTGTAGCCGATAAGATAATGCTTACCGTTTTGCATGCTTTTAATAATTGGAATAAGACGACCTTGTTTAACCAACTTCATAATATTATCTGGATTCATCTTGCTCATATGTTTCAATTAGTAGCTTCTTTAATTTGATATATCAACTATTTTTTGGATAATTTTTTAAATTTGTTAAAACATCGTTAATTGTATGGTAGTTTGTTCTGTTAAACCGAATAACTGTCCAGCCAAGCTCCTCTAACTCTCGCGTTCTTTTTCTATCATTTTCTTGTACGTTTTTCATTAAATGTACTTTACCATCATATTCAAATGTATTTGCACTCCATCACCGTGTGTATCCAGGTAAGTCACCATTTTCGGCAATCTTAATCCCTTCATATGGAGCAACAACACGACGATAGAACTCGATCTTACAACATTCAAGAGAACCAACGATCTCGTTGAGAGTATTATAACAAAGCTTATGATCATCGATGTACTGCTGACAGATCTTAGTTATAAGATAGTTAAGATCACCAGCGTTTTCAATATTTGGAACAGCCTTCAGAGCTTTTTCAAATTTTGTTCTTTCTTGTTTTTTGATATATGGCATGTTTTTATAGTAGAAATATTTTTTTAAAAAATCAAGCTTGAAATTCATTTTCTACCTACATAATATAAAACCAATGAAACATGCCAAGGTAAAGAAAGTCAAAAAACTTCCTAAACAGAAAGCGAAGCCTGTTATTAAAAAAGCTAAACCTGTTATTAAGAAAACTACCCCCGTTGATAGCAATGGTGGTGTTAAGAGCAGGTTGATGTCCTGTATTGTAACGGGTATTGAGCGTCGTGTTTCAAAAGCAGGTATAACAAAAGGAATTAAAAAGTTTGGCGATCTTGCTACATTTATTGAAAATTATGTTGGAAATGAAGCAAAGCGTCTTCTTCGTCAGCGTGTCTCGCCGGAAGAGGTACAGAAGCAGCTTCGACCAGAAGGACTTAAACCGTTTTCTATTGATCATCAAGCTCTTGCAAGACTTAAGCTGCTTAAAAAGCCTCGTAACAAGAAACTAACAATTGAAGAGGTTCAGCAAATTTCAGTTAAGTGGATTCCAAAGGAACCACGTACCTACCCTACACAGGAAGCGTACATTATTGATAATACAAAGAATGGTTCTTGTATTGCTCCGCAATTATATCTCGATTCAGATCGATGCTGCGATCATTGCAAATATGTTAAGCACTGTCTATCAACAGCTAAACATTTTTCAAAGAAGTACAAAGCAGCTTAGTACCCATCATAGGTCTTTGTATATTTTACACGGCGTAGATAATTATCTTCCCCTTGAATAACTGGTATAGGTGTTTTTTTCTCGTACCGAATTGTAAACACAATAATAATATCGCCTATCTCCATAAGAAAAGCTAAGAAAAAGCAGACAAGTGCAGTAATATCAGCGTGAGTAAGTGCTGTAAAGGATACTTTAATAATATTATCTGTGCCAAGAATTTTTACAGGTGTGAATTTTGTATTAAGTGTAGAGGCGATAGAAGAAATAAGACTATTCGCATCAATAACAGCTGATTCAAGTTCTTTAAAACTATTTGTTTCGTTAATATTCTTTTTGCATGTGATAATTTTATCACCGAGTAGTTTATTTGATTTTTCAAGTGATTGAAGCTGCTCAATTACCTGCTGATCCACAGCATCATCCTGTTTTTTAATTTCTGCTTTTGTTCCTTGAAGTTCAATATTTGACTGCGCTTCAAGTCTACGAGCTTGGGCCTGAAGTTCCTTTGATTTAGGACCGTCTCCGGCTTTACCTTTTACACCAACCCGTTCATCAATAACTTCTTGGTTGGCGTCTTCAACTTTTTGTTTAATTTCTGTAACTTTAACAGTTAAATTTTTTTCTATTTCAATTTTCTTATCTCGTGCTTGATTGTTTATGTCGAGTTCCTGTGTTTGTACAGCTTTTTTACTTTCAGCTTCAAAATATGATAATGTTTCTGTGATTTGTACTTTTGATTCTTGTAAACTATCTCTTACGCCGGTCTCAGAGTATAGACCTGCAAAATCAAAAATAGTTGGTAATAGGCTTAAAAATAAACTTAAAGTTGCTGCTTTAAGAGGAAATTCTTTTCTACCAAATAAAATTATCTTCACACAATACGGCAAACCAACAACAGCAAAGCTTGCTAAAGCGATTAAACCCCAATTCCAACTTATAAGAATAACATTAAGAGCGTGAAACGCAAAACAATAAGCTACAAAAATAATAAACCAATATACAATATCAATAGCTACAGAAGCTATTTTATTGTTTGTATTAAACCCAAAAATTGTATGATACTGTGGTATAACAGTATTTTCAGTTATAGCTTCTCTGCTAAATAAATTTTTGATAAGCTTCACGCTAGTATTTAATCGATTTTAAAATACAGCGTATATCTTCTCGTATAATCTCGATCTGTTTATAGAACATTTGATCAAGAAACATTATAACTATTCTCATATTTGCATCCTAGGGACACATATATATTTAATCTTTTATAACTAAGTATTCTAGCCTTTGGTATTTTATAGATTTACCCATAAATAATTGTAATCATGTCCGATAACGCACGGTTCCATAATAAGCTTCACAGAAAGAATCATCACTCCATCTGTACACCAGGATATCCTGATTCAGCAACAGATCCTATTGCCTCACAAGCAGAACCGTTTCAGGGTGATTTTTATATTAACGGTAATATCAACGCAACAGGCGCTCTTAATACTACATTTGTTACTCTCTCAAACATTAGTATACCTACTCCTGTTTTATCAGCTACTATTGGATTTAATCCAACAAATTCTCTCATTGTTCAACTATCTGGCACTCAATACGCTATCCCTGTAACGTATGTAGGTCCTCTCGGTA